TACCACTATGTCACATCTTTATACATGTAACAATATGCAACGTCTCAACCTGGAGCATCTCAATCTGTTACAACTACCATACCCAAGCCAATGACTACCCAACAACTACCACGACTACCATGGTAGCTGCTGAACGACTACCCTATAGGGCGTATGACTACCATTTAGGGTTTCTGTACCCCCGTTCCTCATAAAATAAAGTTTATTAAACACTTAGCCCCCAATTTAAAAAAAAATCAAAAAGAAAGACCTTGATTATCCTAAAACGGATAATGATTGTTATTACTTATTACTCTGTACTAGTAGATTTGCCATATTAGGATTTAGGTTAAATACCTATTGTATTATAGTCTATAAACTCTGTAAAATATACCATAACTAAGAAAAGGCGTTGTATGAGTATAACTTTACCCGATAAATGGAAACCAGAGAAAGTAAGAGCAATTGAAGTGCTAGTATCTAACCCTGGAGCAAAGGTAGTTGACGTAGCAAAAGAAGCTGGAGTGACTAGAAATACTGTATTTTTGTGGTTAAAAGACCCCGAGTTCGTAGAGGTGTTTTATCAGAGATATATGGTATCGTTTGGTTCTAAATTGCCAGGAGTTTTAAACTCTATGATACGAGAAGCAGAAGCTGGTAATGTGCAAGCTGGAAGGCTAGTACTCGAACACTCTGGCAAGTTAATAAAGCGTGTCGAAGTAGCCAATCATCAGAGTCCATTTGAGAAGTTTTTGAAGTCTAATGAAGGCAATAAAGAGGTGGATGCAGTAGATGCAGATTACGAAGATGTAACGGATATTCAAGTACTGCCACAAAGACCAATTGTACCCAAAAAAACTCAACAACCCACTAAAAGACAGCAACTAAAAAACCTTAGAGCTAAACAAATTCAATTGAAAAAAAGAAGAGAGGCTGCCAAATGGAAAAAGAGAGCCAAAGCTGTAGGAATTGCTACACTTGGTCATGGAAGACCTACCCCAGCTCAAAAAAAAGCGTGGCAAGATAAAGTTATTGCTAAAGAGAAAGCCACTAGGCGAAATAAAGGGTGATATTTTGCCATATTCGTTAAATAGGGGTGTTTTAAGGCACTTTCCACTACTCCAGTATGCGATGCATATATATATACTATATATATATTACATATTAATAAATAAAAGATGGCGTATAATCCTAGTGGCATTATTTTTTTAAACGTTTTACCTTGGCAGTATATAAAGAGTTACAGTTAGGACATTGATCACTATCTTCTACGATAGTACTTAGTGTATTCCAAGCCCAATGACAAGAAGTACAAAACCAAGTAACGATACTAAATTTTTTCATAACTTAAGTTTATCTTCTACATCTAAATCTTCAGGTACTAACTGACAGTAACAAAATTCTTTACATACACTAAATCCAGAGCCAGGCATTCCCCTAGCTTCCCAGTTTTCCCAAGTATCTACTTCACCAGCTCTTACTTTACAGTCAGGGCAAATATTTTTAGAGATAGCAACCCACTTTAGCTTTCTCCCCATGTCTCCAGACCTCCGAAACGCTTGATTAATTGCTCCAACAACTCCTCGTTTAATTGAGTTCCGCAATTCTCCAAAAACTCTCCCTTTGGCGGTGAGATCGGAGTCAAGAGTTCTAATAATTGATTGTTCACTAGCACCATTTCTTCCAAGACGTTCAATCTCTTGATTAAGTCGTTCATTGAAGATTCTGATGTCGTAAGATAATCCAAGAGCAGCGAGTAATAATATTTCTCTGTCTTTGTCATCTAATTTCCTATTGTCTTGTTCTGCCATAAAATATCCCTATTTATGTCTCTAATACAAGAGGAGTTTTTCTTCTTAACGCTTGTTTTGATCTTTTATAAAAGTTATCTATAATTTTTTTAAAGCCATTTTTAGTAGCTGATATAAAAGGTCTAGCCTTTACTTGTTGATTAGGAATCATAGACTTAGGGGCTGTCATAAATCCTTTTTCATGTAAAATCCCGTATCTTAACATCTCCATTCCTTGGTTAGTGGCTTTAATACTGTTATATAAAGTACCAGTTGCTTTTAAAGGAGGACTAGTTGGTTGTGTTCTGCTTTCTCTTATGTCTTTAGTAACTTGTCCTAATGGAGGCTTTACGCCTCTATCAATATTTTCTTTAGACCCTTTTGCAGAATCTTGAGCATAATCTAATAAAGTGGTTTCAATCAGTTTTGGCATCTCATTTGCCAACTTACCAAAATCAACCCCTACTGATATTTTCAATTTCATCAAAAAACTCCTTTCCAAGCTTTTTAGCTTCTAGATACTTATCTTGGTTGTTTTTAATATATTCTTCTGCTTGAGCAGTAGCCCAAGAGATAGGATCTTTTAATATTTCTTTTATATCGCCTTTTAAATCAACATCAAGATCGTTGATCTTGTCCAGGCGTTTGACGAAAGCTATTAAAGATTGACTGTTGCTTTGTTTGCTCATTAAACCCTCTGTTATTGTCTATAATGGCTTGAGCTTGTTCTACTGTTAAATCTTTATTTTCACGAACCATTATTTTTGCTTGTGTAATTAAGTTATTTTCTAAATCAAAGTTATCTTTTAGTATTTGATCTTGAACTGTTTTAGGGTATTCTACTTCATAGAAGTCTACACCAAATTCTTCGGAAAGGTTAATTCCATTATAGGAAGCAATAACTCTTTCAATTTCATACAAATCTTTTTCATACAATCTCCAAAGGGCTATGTCATCGTAGTAATCTTCTTTTCTTTCCATATCTTTAACCATTAATGAAATACCACTAGGAACTTCTCCACCAGACTCTGCCCATTGAATCCATAAATGATTGTTTGAGGCAACTAGTTCTATTTGGAATTTAATATTTTGAATAGCTTCTGTAATATTCCCACTAGGGCTAGTAATATTATACTTGCCTTCATCTCCCATATCTAGGATAGTGTTAGAACCAGCACGAATCATATTCTGATCTGCTTGTAATCCATTAACCCAAGGTTGACCAAACATATTAAATCTCAGCCCTAGATTCATTTCCGTAATACTGATATTTACTTGCTCATTGCAATTAATTATATCACTAGCACCTTCTACATGAAAAGAATCAATTTGGTCTTCTCTATGTGTAAATGAAAATGGTAAAATACCATAAGGGTTTTCTTCTTGGTAAATAATATCTCCATCTTCATTCATAATCACATTCTTTTCTGCATCCCAATATTCCCATTGTAGTTCTTGAGTATTAGAAAGATCAGCCACTTGATTTAAAAGTGGATATGTAATTGCTATAGGTTGAAATGGATTCTCTCCAAAGTAAGATTCAAAATAGTAAATAGGTCTGTATTCAAATTTGCCATTAGTCCAAAATACTCTATTGGCAATTGTACCTAATAAACGAGTCATGCGTTCTGAATGCTTTAATCTTACATCCTTAGTAGGTGTTAACGATTGATAAAGGTCTGATGTACTGCCAGTATTTCTTTTAGCACCAAGTGTATATATCCCACTTACTTTATTTATAAACTTTCTTGTAAAGTTTGTTAAGGATGGAGGTATTTCAGTAAAGGCATCTCCCGTAAAGTACTGTCTAATATACTGCTCAGTTGAAGTACCAGAATAATAATCTAAGTGTTTTCGTATTTCTGCTCTTCTGTTGTGAGCCATCATCATTTTAGCTTCGCTTAGTTTATCTTTAATAACTTTGTCTATCATCTTTGAATCCTCTTCATTTCCCTATTTTTCATGGGGAATCTGTTTATAATAAAATACCTAAAAGCATCATTCCCATGATCGTGATAACCATCTTTTATAGGCTCTTCCTTAATCGGTTTACCATCTTCAGACTCAGGATACCTATACTCTTCAAAATCTTGTATTACATCTACACACTTTTTATCTACATGGATTCTTCTTATGCCTTCAGCACTTTCAAAAAATCCCCTAGTGTACGCTACGCTATTAACAATGTTTCTACTTTTTCTATCTTTAGTAGATAATACTCTAATACCGCTTCTTCTAAATATCTCCATATCTCCAGCACCGCTCTGACCTTGAACATTAGAACCAGCTGGATCGCCATAATAACTAACTATTGGATACCCTTTAACCTTAATCATCTTAATTAAATCATCGGTCTTAATATCTTTTTTATGTAAAATAGAGTCAAATACTCTAATATGCTCAAACTCTCCATCAAAGTAAGTTTGAATAAATAAAAC